AGATAGCTTTATAGAGCTACCTTATGTTCCTACAAACACAATATCAGCAGTAGAATACTGGGATAGCACAGCTTGGGTAGCAATGTCTGTTGGGGATTATCAGGTGCTTGGTGAGACCACCAAAAAGGTCTACATGACTAGCATTTTCGATAACGAGTTTAGATTTACTTATACTTGCGGTTATAGCACAACTCCTCAGACAATGAAGACTGCCCTTTTAAAGATGGTTTCAGACCTATATGAGTACAGAGAGTCTTCAGTTGAGGCAACCAAGCCTTCAGCTAATTTGATGACCGCATACGAGCTTATGAAGCCATTTAAACGCATAAACGTAATTATCTAATGATAGGAAGATTAATGAATAGGATTACTTTTAATAGTAAGACTGGAGCTTCTGATGGTGCTGGTGGATTTGTAAATACCCTTGCAGCTTATTATACTTGTTGGGCTGAGATTGTTACAGATACTAACACAAGAACAAATATAGCTGGTACAGATGGTTTTGCTGCTGATATTACATTTAGAATAAGATATACAACATCTAAAGTATTTGATAAGAAGTTGACCATTACGTTCCAAAATAAGTTATATATGATAAATTCTATTATAAACGAACAAGATCGTAATAAGTATTTTTTAATAGATTGCTCAACACTTAAATAATGGCTACATTCACAGTAGACACTAAGGCTTTACATAAGATACAAGAAAAGTTTAAGCAAACAGCAGAATTATATAAAGCTTATGCTATTCAAGAGATTGATAAATCTGTAAAAGCTATGGAAATGGAAGCTGCTTCAAAAGCAGGTAATTTGCCTAGAATACCTACCAAAGCAAAAAAACCATATAAAAGAACTGGTAATTTATCTAAAAGCGTATCATCTAAACCTTATCAAAATGGATATGCTTCATTCTCAATGGGTAATGAAACAGTCAAATATGCACCTTATGTAGAATTTGGAACAGGTAAAGGCTTTGGAATACCAGCTTATAAATTTAGTACTAAAAAACCTTTAGGCAATTTTGCTTCTCAATTTAGAGGTTCTGGTCTAAGGAATTACAATATGCCGAATAGACCATTCTTCTTTAAGACTTTTGATGAGAAATATGCAACATTGTTAAAAACCTTAAAAAGCTATAAAGTAAGGTAATCTTATATAAATATATTTCACTAAATTTGTACAAAATCAATACCATGACAATTACACTTAACGAAGAGCAGGTAAAACAATTAGATGCGTTTATCCAAGATATGCCAACTAGATATGGTTTACCTTTAACTCAGTTCTTATCAAAACTTGCTCAAGAACAAAATCCTGAGGAAGTAAAAGAGGAAACAGAAGCTTAATGAAAGATTGCGGATTAGCTATACGAAAGGCTTATGTAGATAAGTTAGCATCACAAAGTTTTTCTTTGGGTGTTTATGATACTATTGCGCCAGATGATGTAGAGCCTCCGTTTTTACTTATTAGCAGTCAAACGTCTTTAGAAAATAGCGACAAACAGAGTTATAACTTTGATGTTACTATTCAATTTGACGTTGTGTATAGAACTCTTAAGTCAGGTGAAGTAGGGCAGAAATCGGTAGACCAGTGGGCTAATGAATTGTTAGTGATCATAGGCGTTAATGTGCCAGATTACCCAAGTGCTTCTCCTGACTTTAAAATAGTTACTCGTAAGATGACAAGCAATATCGCTACATTTGATTATGTAGATGAATCTTATGTTTTCAGAAGAGTAATAACAATGGATCACTTTGTAACACAAATATTATAAAAAATTAAAATAAAATAAAATGCCAACAACAGGAATTTTTAACGGTACAAACCTAGTAGTTCTAGTAGGAACTGAAGTTGTAGCTCACTCTACATCTTGTTCTTTATCAGTAAGTGCTGACTTACCAGATGCAACAACTAAATCAAGTGGTGGATGGGCTGATCAAATCGCAGGTTTGCGTTCTTGGTCTTTAACTACAGATGGTCTTACTACAGTTGAACCAACAGGTACAAACTATGTAGTAGGAGATATTTTCTCTGCTTTAAACGGTAGAGGTGTAGTTACAGTTAAGTTTACAACAGTTAACGGTAGCACTCCAATCGTAGGTGACTTAATTTGGTCTGGTTCTGCATTTGTAGAAAGCTTAGATATTACTGCTGATATGGAATCTCCAGTTACTTACTCTGCTTCTTTTACAGGACAAGGCCAATTAACTCAGGCTACCAACGCATAATAACACCAAAAACACCAAAATATGAGAGGACATTACGAACTATCCCTAAGCGATGGGACTAAGATACCTATGAGGTTTTGTACATGGTCTTTAAAAAGATTCTGTCAGCTTCAAGGCATTGGACCATCGGACATATCAGAAGCATTATCAGGTAATCAATCATTAGATGCGATTACTAATTTGCTAAAAGCTGCTGCAGAATATCCATTGTATAGTCAAGGAGTGACTCCAAGCTTTACAGATATTGAAGTATGTGATTGGATTGATGATATGGGCGGATTAGGTAGTAAGAAGTTTCAAGATGTTATGGCTTCTTTAGCAGAAAGTATGAATAGTGGTATTGAACAACCTACTAATAAGAAAGCTAATAAAGACGCTGTAAAAAAAAATTAGAGTGGATTGATATTGAAAGATATACAATGGGGGAGTGCCAAGTGCTTCCCCATTTGTTTTGGGATATGACGATGGCTGAGTTAGATTTTGTTTGGTATGGTTACCGTCATAAAGAAGAACAAGAATGGTTAAGAGCAAGATGGCAAACTTCTATTTTGCTAAACATACAACTTCCAAAAGGCAAAAAGATAAAGCCACATGAGCTTTTACCACTTGACTGCGATAATCGTAACTTTGTAAAACAAAGGGTAATGACACCTGAGGAACTTAAAGAGGTCTTAAAAAAATACGATAATATAAAGAAATAGGATAATGGCAGATAATCAAGTAGACTTAAAACTAAACCTCGATTTTCAAGGGGTTAATGATGCGTTACATCAAATGATTGGTCAGTTTAATGGTACTGACAAAGAGTTCCAGAAAATTGCTAATAACATTCAAAAGAACGCTAAAAATCTAGAGGCTGCTATTAAATTATTTGGTCCTGCATCACAACAAGCAGGAGCTGCTGCTAATAAACTTCAAAAAGACTTTCAGTCTTTAGTTGCAAATGGTATAGACCCAGCAAGTGCTAGTTTTAAGAAAATGACTGCATCAATGCCAACGGCTTCTGGTTTAGATACTACTACAAGTTCATTACGAAAAAATAATATACAATGGTCTAATCTTGCTTTAGTTATACAAGATTTACCATTTGGATTTAGGGGTATTCAAAATAACCTTCCCGCTTTAGTAGGGGGATTTGCTGCAGCAACAGGACCTATTTATTTAGCTATATCTGCAATTATTGCAGCGATAACCGCTTGGGATATGGGCTTATTCAAACTAGGTCAAACTACAAAAAAAGCTAAGGAGGATCAAGATGATTATACTAAAGCTATCAATAGTTCTATATCTTCTGCCTATGGCGAAATATCTCAAGTAAAATCTCTTGTATCTGTAGTAAATAACCAAACTATTTCAATAGATAAAAGAAGATTAGCTCTTAAAAAACTGCAAGACGAATATCCTGGATACTTCAAGAATATGTCGCTTGAGAAAACATCTGTTGATAGTTTATCATTATCTGTTGGAGAGCTTACTAAAGCCATGATTGCTCGTGCTGAAGCAACTGCAATGACATCTGAAATAGAAAAAATTGCTGCAAAAAGATATGAAAACACTAAGGCTATTGAAAAAAATGAAGCAGCTATAACTAATTTAAAAAATTCATTAACAATATTGAGTAAGGAATCTCAATATGTAAGTGGTGGATTTGGAGCAGATGCAAAAAAATTAGCTTCACCATATACTCAAGCTTTAATTGAAATACAAAAATTAGAAAAAGCTAATAAAAGTTTAATAACATCAAATGAAGCTTTACAGAACTCAATGTCTTTATTACAAAATTCAGTTGATTTTAGAACAGGGACTTCAATAGGTGTAGAAACTAATAAACCTAAACAAGATAAAGCCGCTCCTAAACCTACTGTAAGTAAATATTATGAAGATTTAGCTCAAGAAGAATTTAATTTTTATAAGGATAGTATATTTAGAGCAGAAGAATATTTTATTAAATTAAATGATATACAAAAAATTAATGCATTAATGGAAGCTACTATAAGAGGTGCTTCTCTTGATGAATTATTTACTATACAAAAAACATACGAGCAAAAGGAAATAAACTTTAAAAAATCTATTGAAGATAAAAAGTTTGCGATTAGACAACAAAGTGAAGAAAGCCAAAAGCAATTAACAAAATATTATGATGACCAAAAATTAAAAGAACAATACGATTTTACAACTAATTATATTAAAACTCTTGATTCACAATTAAGGGCTGAATTAAGATTGCATAAAAGTAATGTTGCTTTTCAACAAGAGGATACTAAAAATAAGATTAAGCAATTACAATTTGCACAAGTATTTGCTGCAGGTAATGTAAAGGCTTTAGAAGCAATAAATGCTGCAATATTAAAACTTCAAGGTTCTTTAACAGGTCTTGGTGATTTATCTACCACAATAGATGATATATTAAGAAATACTCTTCAATCAACTTTTGAGGGAATTGGCGAAAGCTTAGGTGAATTAGTTACTACTGGTAAATTTAATCTTGGAACATTAGGCACTATCTTAGCTGATGCTTTAATTTCAATAGGTAAAGCATTGATATTATATTCATCTCTTGTTCAAGCTGCTAAAAAGGCTATAGAAAGTGGAAATGTAAAAGGTGGATTAATTTTAGGTATCGCAGCAGTTGCGGCAGGATTTGCTCTAAAAGGTCAAATAAACAAGAAAAGAAGTACAGGTCCTAAGGAATTTGCTGATGGAGGTATCATATCAGGACCGACTTTAGGTTTAATGGGTGAATATCCTGGTGCTAGTCGAAACCCTGAGGTTGTAGCTCCTTTAGATAAGCTTAAATCACTTATGGGCGAAGGCGGTGGAACTTTAGAAGCTAGAATAAGCGGTAACGACTTATTAATATTAATGAACAAAGCAGGTAGAACAAATAATAATACTTTCTAATGGCATTTATAAACCCAAAATACGAGATTATATTTGATGATGTATATGCCAAGCCTGGTGATACAAACGTCACCTATAGGGCTCAGATTTACAAAGACGGCTATTCTAGTGCAACTGTATATCCATTAACCGCATCTAATAGTCCTTTTATTATAGAAACTATAGATACAGATGGAAATGCCTATACGCCATTACTTGCCACAAGGGCAACTTTAAATATTGTAAAGAACGAATTTCAAAGCACTAATTATGCCGAGTTATTACAAGATTTCTTTACTGCTGATGATAATGACTTCATGATAGTTGTTACAAAAGGAACTTATAATGGTTCTTACACATGGGGTACTGTAATATGGAGAGGGTTTTTTATACCTGTAGACAGCGTACAATATTCTCCTGTAAACCTTAATAATTTATCATTGTCCTTTGTTGATGGTTTAGCTAGGACTAAGAATAAAAAATATTATTCGAATGTAACATTTGGAATAGGTTTTAATTCAGAAGATCAAGTAAGTTTAAAAGACTTGATTATTGATTGTTTTTCTAAGACAGAATTTACTTTTGACGTTTGGATTAATGAATACTATAAAACAGCAAACATACCTTCAAGGAACATAGAAAATATGTACCTAAAGAAGAATTACTTAATGGAACAATATGGAGAGTATTTAAACTACTATGACATATTGGAATATATATGTAATAGATTTGGTTGGGAATGCTTTTATAAGGAAGATAAATGGTATTTAACTTGCTATGGTGCTTTGACTAGGGAAACTAGCATAGCTTACTATGTTTACAATAGTGCAGGAACTTATCAATCTACTCAAACTGTAGATAATACTATTTCAGTTTCTATAGATGCAACTGATAACTTTAAGCAAATAGGACAATCACTAATGGTAAGCTTTAATAGAGCTCAAAAGTCTTATACTCAATTTAGTCCAATTTATAATGTTAAGCAACTTGCAGCCAATGGTTGGTTTTTATCTTGGTCAGGTACTAACAATGTGGATGCTTGGATAGAAACTGGTATGGTAGTTTCAAAACTTGACCCTACAAATGGTGGGTTATTTACAACAGATACTACCACAAATTCTGGTGAAACCAATAGGGCAATAAGGTCTTTTGGCAATGATGTAAAAGCTGGTGATTATTTAAATGTAAGATGGTTAGATTATAAGTTTAACTGTACTGCTAGATATTGGGTTAGGATTATACCTTCTGATAACTCTGCTGCACAATACCTTAATAATAGTGGTGAGTTTACAACTACTACAGTATATCTTAATGATTATCCTGTAGGATTCCCTAAGCAAGTATTAGTTCCTATTGATGGTTCTATTGACTTCATAATTTATAGACCATTAGAAACAGGTGCAGGTCCATTTTTAGAACTTTACTATTTTTTAGTTCAAAATGTAGGTCCTGTATCTCAAATTTATAATTATGACTCTTACAGAGAGATTGGTAGCATAGATGCTCAATTTAAGCCTGAAGAGGGAGAAAACTTCTCTCTAGGGTTTATGTATAATGATATATTTAAGAATACTGATTCTGTTGCTAGAGTTGCAAATGAGCCCAAAGATGTAGCTGCTTCTTCTTATGTTGGTATGTATACTATTGCAAATAATAGTGGGTTTGCTAATCAATTTGGAAGAAATACATCAGGTGTAAAAGAGTTGTTTACATTAGTTGCTGAAGATATTGGTATTGACCAAGTAAAGACTCAAACAGTAATAGAAGGTCAGTTTAAAAGCTTAGGATATTGGTTAGATAGCAAGTTTACATATTCCTTTGATGGTGCTAATACTTATACATACTTATTAAAGTCCTTTAAATGGGATTTAAAACAAGGAGTACAAGATTCAGTACTAAAGAAGATTAACTACAATGGCACAACTATAGAAATAGATATATTCAAAAATTTAAATACTAGGAAATAATGGCATCAGTAATAAATGGAACTAATATAGTATTATACAAATACGATTCAAACAAACAATATTATTTTAATGGTTCTGTTAATCAAGGAATAACCGTAAATGGTTTTGCTTGTAAAGAGTTAAGTACTGAAGACATTATTGGTACTTCTACTAACTTTAACAAAACAGGAGCAGGAGTAATAGCTTCTTTTATAACAGATGCTAGTGATCCTAGTATTACGGAAATTGCTGCTGGTACTTGGAGTATCTCAGCTTATTATTCTATTGCTACTGCCTTTGCAGGTGCTAAAGTTCAATATAAGCTATACAAATATGCTGGTGGAACAGCTACATTATTAGCAACCTCAGATGAAACTACACTAACATCTATAAGTAAGATTGTATATAATACTAATATGACAGTAACTAATACTGTCTTAGCTATTACAGATAGAATCGTTATAGAGGTAAACTACTTAGGAACTACAACCAATGAAATAACCTTATATACTCAGTCAACTAATCCTGGTATAACTACAACTAATATTTCTTTAGGTGTGCCTTTTGGTGCATCAACTAACTGTACTTTTAGTACAAGTGTAGATCAGGTAGAGGTAACAACTACAAATAGTGAATCATATAAAGAATTCTTAGGCTCTCAGATTAGCTGGAATATATCTGCTGATGGTTTTATAGCCCTTAGCGACTATTCTTACTTATTCTTACTTAATAAGCTACAAACTAAGGAACAAATCATAGTTAAGTTTCAAATAGATAATGATAATGGTACTGGTTCAGGTACTTTAGGTTATAGCGTCTTTACAGGTCTTGCTAATATTGTTAATTTAGATATGAGTGGTCCAGTTGAAGGTGCATCTACTTATAGTGTGTCTTTACAAGGTACAGGTCCTTACACAGTTACAGGTACACAAGTTACACCTACAGGAGTAGTAATAGAAAGCTCAAACGTAACTATGCAACAATATACTGCATTTGGTGGTGAAACTACAATCACTTTCTCAACTCAAATTGGTTCTACTTGTTTATCAGTTACAAGAGGTGGAATAGAGGTTAGAACTATATTAACATCAGGTGCTCCTACAGGTGAGAATGTGACCTTTAACTCATCTACAGGAGTTCTTACCTTTGCAAGAGCATTAGAGGCGGATGAGTTTGTTAGAGCAATTTTCAAATAGATAAAATAGATATAAATGAGTTCACAATTACAGGTATCAGGCGAAGCAAAGATTAGGGATATACAAGGTCCAGTAGTGGCTAATAGTGGGGTAATAACCGCTTTAGATGGTGCTGCTTCTCAATATGTACGAGGAGATGGTACTTTAGCGGATTTCCCTACATCAACAGGTGGAGGTAGTTCGGTTTCTTACTATCTTAATTCAAGTGTTTCACAAGGTACAATAGGTGGGGTTGCTTATAGAGAATTAAGTAAAGAACCAATCATAGGTGCTGGAACTGACATTGCTATATCGGCTAATGGATATGTGGCGAATTACATTACTGATGTTAATGACCCTGATGTTGTATTGATTCCTGGCGGTAACTTTAATTGTGAGTTTTATTTTAGTGTAAATAACAATTCAGGCAATCCTTTTTTCTATGCTGAACTTTATAAGTACGATGGTACAACTTTTACGTTATTAGGTTCAAGCGTTGGTGTTCCAGAGTATATTACTCAAGGCACTACGATAGCACCATACTATTTTGCTATTCCTGTGGCTACTGCTACTTTAGCTTTGACGGATAGATTAGCAATTAGAATCTATGTAAACGTAAGTGGTAGAACAATTACTTTACATACAGAGAATGGACATTTATGTCAAGTTGTAACTACCTTGTCTAAAGGGATGGTTTCTTTAAATAACTTAACAGATCAATCACAATTTTTAACCACAGGAACAAGCGGAACAAACTTTGCTATCGTTTCAAGTGGTGATACACATACTTTTAACCTACCTGTTGCTTCGGCTACAAATACTGGTAAATTGAGTTCAACTGATTGGAGTACGTTTAATGGTAAGCAACCTGCTGGTAATTATGTTACTTTAGATACTAATCAAACTATTACAGGAGCAAAAATATTTAGTAGTAATATTATTGCAGATGGTAGTGTTTTATTAAAAAATAATGTTACTTCTTATCTTGCTGGTTATGTTAATTTAGGAGGTATTGCAACTGGATATGGATTTAGTGTTGGGTTGCCAAATGGTGGAAGTCCATTAATAAATGAACTAAGATTTAATTCTTCAACAGCTTATAATTACACATTCCCTGCTGCAAGTGGTACAATAGCATTGACAAGTAACCTTAGTAGTTATGTTCCTTATACAGGAGCAACGCAATCAGTTAACTTAGGTAGTAACTCACTATCAGCTTCAGCATTAACTGTAGCAACTAATCTTATATTAAATAGTACTTTCTTATTAAAAAAAGCAGGATTAGGAGTTACAACACCAACTTATGTTTCACAATTCGCTGCAACAACAGGAGTAGGAATTGGTTATTCAGATGGAACAGGTGGTGGAAACTTTATATTACAAACGGCTGCTATTTATGATTACACCTTCCCAGCAATTACTGGTACTTTAGCACTTTTAGAAGGAACGCAGACATTTACGGGATC